GTAGCTGCCGATCTTGGCGTTGGTGATGGTGCCGTCCTGAATGAAGGCGGAGTTCATGAACACCTGGCCACCCTGGACCGCGAACGGGACCGAGATCGCGCCCCCGGCGATGGTGTTGACGATGGCGAACCGGTCCGCGCTGACCAGGAACTGGCTTTGCAGTGAACCGCCGACGTTCTCGATTCCAAGCCCGATCCCGGCCGCGATGTACTGCCCGCCAGCCGTGAGCTGCATCTTCACCGACCACATGGTCGACAGCTTCCCGGCGGTGTCGGCATAGGCCGTGGCCGTTTCCTGAATGGCTGCGGTGTTCTCGCCGACCTTCACGTTCACCTGGGTGATCGCCGTGGCCGTGGCTTCCTTTTCCGTCGCCACAACCTGCCTCAGATCAGTGACGTTGGCCTCGTTCTCACCCACGGCAGCAGTCAGCGTGGTGACTTTCTGCGCGGTGGCCAAGTTTTCTGAGGCCCGCACCTTTTCCTCGGTGGCGATCGCGGCCGTACTGGTCCAGCCTTTCAGCGCATCCGCCAGCTCGCCCTCCCCATCGTCGTCGCGGAACGAAGCGCGAAGTGCCTGGAACGCAGTGGCCTGCGCCGTCACCTGGCCGTCGAGATCAATGATGTCGGCGGTGTTGAAGGCAACTTGCTCCGCCAGCCCATTTGCCGTCTCAATCGACTTGCCGATATCCAGCCAGTAGGCCGCGTTCGGCGGCGGCGTGTTGATCGGCACCGCGCCGGTGGCCTGGTACAGCCGCTGCCCCAGGCGGACCATGTCCTCATCGGCATAGGTCTTGTCCGGGTCGTACAGCAAGATGTCGTCTAGGGCGTCGATCTGTTCCTGCAGGCCGGGAATCTTGTCGATTTCATCGAGGATGTCCTGGCCTAACTCCGTACGTCCAATGTCGCCGGCGATCATTTCCAGAATCGGCGCGGCCTCGGAACTCGATTGCCCCTGTACGCCGAGCCCGACCGGATACCACGGACCGATGTTTCCGATCCGGTCCACCAGCCGCGCCCAGAAATAAAAGGTAACGCCCGCGCGCAGGCCCAGCATCGAAAAATCGCTTTGCGGATACGACAGGTCGGTCAGCTTGGTTGCCGCCTCCAGGCTGGTCGACGGCCCATGCCAGATTTCCGTGCGCTGGGTGTCCTCGGCGCCAGCCGGGAAGCCCCACTTCAGGTAGATGCCGAACAACAGCGGCGTGGCCGTGAGATAGGACACCGCCGGCGGCAATCCCTGCTTGCCGCTCAGGTTGGTCAGGATCGAGTTGCGCCAGATCGACGAGATGTCGAAGGCACTCACCGCACGCACCCGCGCCACGTAGGCGCCGGCGTAGATGCCGACCACGTCAACGTTGGTCATGCCGGTGCGCTGCAGCTTGATCCAGTTGCCGCTGTCCTTGCGCCATTCAACGTCATAGCCGACCGCGCCGTCCACGGCCGGCCAGGTGATGGTCATGGTGGCCACGGCCAACCCCTGCACGACCGATGAAGTCGACGACAGCGAAACGCTGGCGGGCGCCGGAACGACGGTGATCGGGATGACGCTGATCGGGCGCTCTTCCAGGCGAGCGCCGGTATCGATGTGCGCGAACTTGCTCGGGTCGTACTGCAGCGCGCTGATCTCGAAGTCGCCCTCGGCGGTGCGCTTGGTCCGCAGCACGCGATACAGCGGGATCGCCAGATCATCGGCATCAAGCGCCCATTGCAGCTGCGGGAGCGGCGGTTCGCTGTAGGCAACGGTCACGGTCAGCGCCCGGCCACTCACGCTCTGCACGGTACGCCCTTCGGCACGACCGCCCGGCAAGTTGATGATCAGCCGGTCACCGGCCTTGGCCTGGGTGTCACGGTCCAATGTCACCACACGGCCGGCGGTCGCCGAGATACGCCCGCCGACCTCCCGGCCCGCCAACAGCGAGTCTGCCACCGGGATGATGTGGCCCGGCAGCGGGATCACGCCCTCCATGCCGGTCTTGAACGAAACGGTGCGGTCCTGGTTGTTGCTGAGGATTGCCCATTTACCGCGGCGCTGGGCCTCGGAGGCGCGGGTGCAGCCAATGGCGCTCAACTCGGTGGGACGGTCGCCGTAGCGGCGTTGCAGATCCAGATCGGCAAACGGAATCACGTCGGTGTCGTAGTTGTTCGCCGGGTTGTCGTAGCTGACCAGCGCACGGGTGTAACGGGTTTTCGCCGACGCACTGCCGTAGGAAAACTTGCCGTCTACGACGTTGGCCCGGGTGAACACGTAGTCGAAGTCCTGCGCGCGCGGCATGTCGGCCTGCATAACCAGCTGGCCCTGCGCCCAGTAGGTCATGCCACGGTAAATGCCGGCGATGTCGCGCAGCAGCGACCAGGCCTCGGCCTTGCCCTGCAGGTTCATGTCACAGAGAAAGCGCGGCTCGACACCACCCAGTCCATTGGGCACCAACTGGTCGCAATACTGGGCAATCCGGTAGAGCTCCCACTTGTCGACCATGAACGGCTTGATGCGCTTGCCCAGGCCGAAGCGGTCTTCAGTGCAAACCCCATAGGTCACCCATGCAGGGTTGTTGGTCCAGGCCGACTTCATGGTGCCGTCCCAGGTGCCGGTGTACGTGCGGGCGACCGGGTCGTAATTGCTCGGCACCATCCAACGGCGCGCCTTGCAGCGCACGGTGACTGCCGGAATGTTGGAGAACTGCTCGGCGTCGAACTCGATGTAGAGCAGCGCCGTGTTCGGGTAGCGCAGCTTTGCGTCAATGACCTCGGTATAGCCGGCCACCAGCATGGTATCGGCAATCCTGTTGCTGTTCTGGTTCGGCGTCAGGCGGCGGACGCGGATCTGCCAGCCAGCGGTGGCTTCCGGCAGATCGATGCGACGTGAGCGCTCGTAACGCGTAGTGGTCTTGCCATCGACGGCGTCCACCAGCACTTGTTGGTAGGCACCACCATCGGTGGCCACGTCAATGGCGTACTCAATCCGGTAGCCGCCAACGCTGCCCTCGTCATCCTGCTGCTGAAGCGCCGGCCAGGCGAAACGCATACGCACCGCCGACAACTGAGTGTTGGTGATCGAGCGCACCCACGGCGCATCGCTGCGCAACTCGATGTTCAGCGAGGTCTCGTTTTCCACGGACGGAATGCCCGGGATGTAGGTCTGATTCACGGAGCCCGGCCGCCAGTCCCACTTCACGTTCGGGAAGTTGTAGTTGCCGCTGGCATCGCGAATCGGTGTGTTGTCCAGGTAGATGTCGTAGTCGGTGGGAACTCCATCAAATTCGCCTTCACCGACGGCGATCAGCAACTTTGCCAAGTTGGTCGAGCGCAGGCTGTCGCTGGCTTCGGTCGGCGACTTCGGCTTGCTGCTGCCGCCCTTCTCGCCGTGGATCTCCATCTGTGCTGCTGCGCCCATGCTTTCCTCCAGGCGAAAAAAAACCCGCTCAATGGCGGGTATCCGATTTATTGACTCTGGCTACGCAGCTTCGAGCCCGAGAGTGAGCTGAAGCTGATCGCGCCAATACTCAACCTGGTGAACAAGTCCTGGCTTTTTCCAGCGGAACTTGGCGAGTTCTTTTCCGCTGAGGCTCGCGACAGCTTGCGCGTCCCCCAGCATTTTACAGGCTCGATCAAACTGCTGCTTTTCATTCAGTTCGCCGCGCAGCAACGCATCAATGTGCAGATCTGCCCAGACAGCGAAGTCAGCCGACATCCAGCGGGCAAACGCAACGGCAAGCTTCGGGTGAAGCCAGGTTCCTCCGCTACGCCCACGCACGGTCTGGATTAAATCCCCCTTTTCGGGGGTATTTAAATGGCGACCGAGCGCGGCTATGTAATCTTGTGTCTCTTGGGTACCAATCCACTTATCCAGTCGCCTTCCCTCGCGCTTGGCGATGTCGGTGGCATTGATCCAGCCCTCGCTATTAAAGCGAACAGCCTGGCCTTCGTAGTTAAATGGGATGACGTTGTTCATGGTGAGCTCCTTCCGCCTGGGGAAGTTGTGCAGACAGGGGCGTAGGCGGAGCGAAACCGACCCTTTTCGGTAGCGAACCTAGCCTGCACGGGGTATCCCCGAAGGGATTCGCGGGCACAAAAAAGCCCCGAGACGCTTGAGGCGTTCGAGGCTTTGGCATTTCTTCAGACATAAAAAAAGCGCCTTCATGGCGCCTGCTTACAACTTTGTCTACGTAGCACAAATCTACCGACTTAAGCCCAGGGTCGTCAAGAGATCACGTTTTGTCTTCAGCCAGGATCGAGGCCGAGATGATCATCCCGCCCCAGCGGCGTTCGCCGATACAGATCGGTACCGGGTTGCCGCTGGCCGTGGTGTTCTTGGCGCTGCCGAAGGCGTAGGACGGTGAGTTCTGGGGGGATGCGCTTTGCTTCAGGCCCGAGGCCTGGGGGCTGAGCATCTGGATTACACCGCCAATCGCCATCGACGCGCCGGCCGCATACAAGAATGGCGATGCAGCTGCAAACGGAGTGAAGGACAGCACATAGGCTGCGGCGATCATGACCGTGCCGATAATGGTCTGTAACCCCCCGGCACGCTTGTTGCCACCAATCACCGGAACAATGCGGATTTCCCGTGTGCCGCCGAGATCGAATCCGTCCATTCCGATGTTTGCGCGATTCCGGAAGATCGCAAACTTCAGGCCAAGGCACTCTAGTCGTTTAATTTCCTCGGCGAAACCATCAACGGTCGCATTGAGCGCGCGGAACACCTCCAGAGCCGATCCGCCGTCGAGAAGGAATTGCTTGCTCCGAAAGAACTTCTTAGCGAGCGAACCGGACAGCATCACCTTGGTCATCGGCGTGTAGGTAATTGCTGAGCACATGTCATTCTCCAGGCAATAAAAAACCGCCCGAAGGCGGTCTGTTCAGAGAGTCGTGGGCAGTATGTCGATCTGCCCATCGCCCCCGGTGAAAATTCGGTATTTCTTGACCGCGCCGTCTTTCACGATCGCTTCGCGCTCCACTCGGGCTGCGCCCATGGAGCAGATGCCAGAGCCAGTGTAAGCCGCGCCCACGGAAACCGAATCAAGTGGCAGATAGAACGATGCCTTCTGACCTGGCTCGAGCTTGGCGGCCTGTTTGCCATCGATAAAAACCGCCATCGCGCAAAGGCTTCCGGTCTGCCCAGAGTCACGGATCACTTGCAGTGTCCCATATGCCCCTGATGGCTTGGCCTGATATGCCGACAGCTGGCTAGCCGGAGCCTGCTTGGCCTCATTGAAAGGCGTTGGTGAGGTCGCGCACCCCGCTAGCAACATCACCGCAACCGCTCCTACGATCAATTTCATGCAGGTCACTCCTGTTGAAATCCGGGCAATGTAGCACTGGACTGGCAGAAACGAAAAAGCCCAGCGGCGGGCTGGGCTTTCTTATCACTGCTGGCGGACTTCACGAATTGTCGCGCCAGGGTACTTCTCCAGAATCTTGCGCTCAGCGTCTCTTTGGTCTGTGCCGTTCTGCAGAACATTACTCATGCCACTGCCGCTCTTCGTTTTGAGGCTGAAAACAAATGTTTTTACTGCCATGCTGCGACTCCTTCGCTATTGGAAAAGCGACTTTAGCACCGCCCTGGTCGGGCATCCAGCGTGGATGAAATGCCAGTGGCGCGAGTAGAGCCGACCATAGTAGCGTTCAGACATCATCAGCAATTATGCGCACCGAAATGACCAGAGAAGAAATTGTTGACCAGCTAGAAGCTCAGGCTGGTGTGAACACCGCTGTCGTTGAAATTCTAAAAAGATTTTCGTGGGCGATTACGGCCAGGCTACCTTCGGAGTTCCGATCAGACTTTCATGAGTTAATTACAGATCTATCCAGAGACGAAGTAGTTACTCAGGAACTATCGGATCTGCAAAAAGTCGCGTTCGACGAAGTGGTTGACGCCGTCGCTTCGACCATTGAAGAAACGAACAAAAGCTTCGAAAAATAAAGGATTCCCCAGTCCTTTGCCTGCAAGCCCAAGGACTGGGATTGCGCCAATTTCGGCGCGGATAACGCAAGGAAAGTGAAAATGAGCAAACAGTTACAAGACGCCCTTGATTACGCCGGCTCCTCGATCATCACCCTGAGCTGCATCGTTTCGGGACTGGCAAGCCAGCTGAAAGCCACTCAAGGAACAGAGGCAATTCAGGCTGCTCAAGATTACGCGCTAGAGGTGGCCAAAGTATATCCGTCGGCAACTGGCGTGGCCCCAGATGTTAAGGCGATAACCCAGTTCTTCAGCGGTCACAAATAGGCTCCAGCCCAAACGCCTGTTCCAGCCTTGAAAGTCGACGCTCGAGCAGGTCGGCTTTCTCCTCTGCCCTTTCGCCAAAGTCAGCCGGTAATGAAACTCCGACAGCCGAAACGATTGCTTGGGATTTCAGTACCGCGTCGCTGACAAAAACGTGTCCATCTTCAGCAACTGCAAATGGCTGATTCATAGGCTTCTCCAGCGGCCAAGCCGCGTCATGTGGTCGGTTGTGCAGCTTTGTGCCTGAGGATCAGTCGCGTCCGGTCCAGCCATGGTCCGCCGAACACGATGATCTCGCTCGGGCGCCCGTACAGGTGGTGCAGCAGGAAAGGACCAGGTCCGAACGTCTCGGCATCCTCGCCGGGTAGCGCCGGATCGGTGCCGAGGAATATCCCGGCGTGGTTGGGGTGAGTCGTGCGACCGACGGCCATAACGATCATGTCGCCGCGCTGCGGCCGGTCCACACGAACGAATCCCGCCGCTGCGTAGTTCGATTCATAGAGGCTTTCCGCCTCCGCATTTTCCCACCACCCCTCTTCCCGCTTGAAGGCTTCGAACTCCAGCCCCCACTCGCGCTTGTACCAGTCAGCGCAGACCTGCCAGCAGTCCCAAGCGCCATGCACGAATGGGCGCTTCAACAGCGGAACTTCACCGGTGGGCATGACCGTGCGCAGATCGCCCTCCGGCCAGCTGAGGATGTGCCAAGGCAACTCGGTCGCCTCGCACATGGCCAGGTCACGCGGTGACGGCCGACTGGTTGCATCTGGGTGCGAATGAACGATGCCGATCACTTCGCCGATGTCTTCAGCCGCGGCGTAATGCTCCGGGTCAATTCTGAATTCCTCATTCGGCTCGGTGGCGATGTTTTGGCAGGGGTAATACTGTTGCTTGCGACCGATGCCCAGCAGCAAACCGCAGCACTCTTTCGGGTACTCCGCCGCTGCGTGCGCCTGGATCGCGCTCAAAATGTGCTTGCGCATGGTCAACTCCGTGTAATCAAACTCACTGCGGGAAATCCACCGAACGGGTAGGCATTGCCCTCGCCGAAGCGCGGGATACAACCCCGGCCGAGTGTGGCGTCGCATTCGTCCAGCTCGGGGTTATCTGTGGGCAAACCGTCCTTCGTGACGTAGCCACCGGTGTAGCCGCAATTCGGCCCCCGGTACCCGCCAGTGAGGCACCAGTGGCACAGGGTTGTGGCCTGCCGGCCTACGGATTCGCCGCCCACATCGCCCGGGCTTGCAAGCTCCCAACTCACCGTCTCCCCGTCCTCGTTCGTCTTTTGGTCGATATACCAGACCTCGATCGTTTCTTGGGTTGGGTCTGCCGACGGGTTTCCGGATGGAAAATTCTCCGCATCCAGATACGTGCCCAGCGTGTGCCGCATGGTCAGCTTGAACTCGAGCAGATCGGCGAACGCCAGGCAGAGAGCGGTGATGCGGCCGTTCACGTTGCCGACAGACAGCGTTGGCCGCACTGCCGTGCCGTCGCCGTTCGCCTCAATGCCATCGATCTGCATCGGCCAGGCACTGTATTCGTTGCCCTGCCAGTAAATCGCTTTCGCCGGCAGCTGATCGGCATCGTCGCCGGCAGCAATCAGCTCTGCAGGCGTGTGCGGTATCGCGTGCCCGTGAAAGCGCAGAACGTCCGCCCCGTAGTCCGTGCCGTCCAATTCAAAGAGCAGCACCTCACTGCCAGGCTCAAGCACCTGGATGTCACTGATCAGCGGCATGGTTGATCCTAAGGTTGGAAGGCACGGTCAAACGTCGCCGTAAGCTTAAAGACCCCACCTCCAGCAGGGGTAGGTGAGGGATTTTTGCAGGTGAACAATCCGAGCTGGCCGAGTGGCGTTGTCCAGAGAAACGCCTTTGCTCCGGCGTGCCGGTCGAGGAACTCCATTATCTCCAGTACCTTCGCCTTCTGGCCGGTGAAGGTGACTGGGTAGGAGTCCTCTTTGTTGTTTGGTCCGTCGCCAGAGACCTGCGCGTAGCCGCCACCAAACTTCGATGTCCGCACCCTATAGGTAATCTCCGGCGAACTACCTCGCTCCGTCGGCCAGGTAAACGTTTCGATTGCCATTAGGTCCTCCCATTTGCGTTACGGAAACTGATACCGCCAGCGCGCCAAGATTCGGCAACGGCTTTTTCAGCAGCCGCCTTCATTTGCGTTTGGAGGTTCTTCGCCAGCGCTTGTTGATCAAGTTTCATCCCTTCTGAACTTCGATCCTGGGTGGTAACGCTAACCGGCGCATTAATGGTGATTCCACCCTGGCCCACACCGCCGCCCATCGCGGCAACGTTCGCCTCAGACGTGAGCGGAGTAACGCTGCCGCCATTCGCGCCAGTCATCAGGAATGACCGGCCACCCTCGCTGTAGAGTTCCGGACCGAGCTCGTTGACCTCATACAGGGAGTTCGGCGCCACAGGACCGCCGGCTGCCCGGTAGCCTGAGAAGTCCACGCCTTGATAACCCGCCTGAGATGCCCCGGCATTTGACGACACCGCGCCCGCGGACCCAGCGGCGAGACCATTGCCGCTGCCGCCGGTAAAATAGCCGGTAGCTGCACCGACCAGGCTGCCGAGCAGCGCCGAGCTGGCCTGCCGCGTGGCGATCCGCGCCATGTCCGCCAGGATCGACTTCGTGAAGTCCGCAAACGACAGCTTGCCGGTCATGGCGAAGTTGACGATCGCGTCCTCCATCGAACTGAAGGCGTTGGTGAACAGGCTCTTCGTTTGCCCAGCAACATCCCGTGCCGACTCCAGGTAGTTCTGCCAAGCCGACGACGCGCCGGCACTCCAGTCGCCTTGGGCAGCGGTCATATCGTCGTAGTTGGCCCGCACAGTGTCGTGCAGGTCCTGCTGCGTGGTTTTCAACGCTGCCAGTTTCTGGTTGTACTCGTCTAGGCTCATGCCGCGCGAGCCATCGCCATATTGGTTTGCCAATTCCAGCTTCTGCTGATTGAAGCGATCGTCGATGCCGTTCTGCTGGCTCATCAGATCGCGCTGACGATCTCCCAGGCCGATGCCCGTCGCCGCACGCTGGCCCTGCTCACGCAGAGTTTTAACTTGTTGCTGCAGCGCGCTGCTATAGGTGTTGACGGCCTCGGTCTGCCTCTTCAGCCGGCCCTCTTCGTTCTTTGCCAGCACGCTCAGTTCGGTGTCAGCATCCTGCTGCACCTTGACCATGGCGGCCCGGGCGTAGGCGATTTTCTGGTCAAGCTGGATGCGCTGTGCGGCCGATGTGCCGGCTTTGCTCTTCGCCGCTTCAAGTGCGGTGATCTCAGCCTCATACGCAGCAGTGACCTCATCGCGCTCGTTGCCGATCATGGCTTCACGCGCTTGCAGGTAATCAGCCTGCGAAATCAGTCCAGCCTTTTGCGAAGCATCCAGTTCCTTCTGAGCATTCTTGTACTCGGCGAGCACGGTATTGAGCGCATTTTTCGAGTCATTGAAGCCGGATAGATCGACGCTC